CTATCTGGCCTTCGCCGCTGCCCGGGCCATGATCGCGCCCTCCTCCCGGGTCATAAGGTCCTGGGGGCGGCTGCCGTCCGTCAGGCCCAGTTCCACAGCCTCCTCCAACAGCTCCGGCATGGACGCCTTCTTGGCGGCCGCCTCCCTGCGGTATCTCTCCAGGTACTCCAGCCACTGCTCGTAGGTCACGCTCTCTTCCTCCTCATAGTCTGGGCGATATGCCCCTACGATGTATTTCTTATGCCGCCTGCGGCGCATCACCGCCCCGCCGTTGTCCTCGCTGGCACCGCCGGTGTTGCCGTCAATGGTGGTGATGTAGGTCCCATCCCAGCTCTCACAGATGCCAACATGACCGGCGGAGCTCTTGCCGGAGAAGTTGAAGAACACGATGTCTCCCGGCCGGTAGTCAGTCACCGCCTGCTTCTTGTGGAAGGACATCAGCGTGGGACAGTAGGCGGTCTCTCCGCCGCCGTAGTACAACTCGGGAGCCCCGGCCTCCCGGAACACCCACCAGACGAACACGGCGCACCAGGGGTATTTTCCGGACACCTCCCGCCCATAGTAGGCGGTGTTATACTTCACGTTGTCACTGTTGGCCGGGGATTCTCTGGCCCCGATCTGCGACCGGGCGATCTCCAATATCTTTTCAGCGGTTGCCATAGTGCGCCTCCTCACTTCTGTGCCTTGATCCACCCCGCCTGCTCCATCAGCTGCACCAGTTTGTCATAACCGAACATCGCAGAGAAGGCCACCAGGAAGATGAGGGCGATCAGCGCCACGATCATCCAGCCGGTGATGGCAAAGCGGTAATAGGACCACAGGCCGAAGCCCGCCCCCACCGTCACTACCGCGGCCACCAGGAAGGCCAGCAGGTTGGTGGGGAGCATATCGTACAGCAGGCTCTTGAGCACCTGTACGATGATGTTGGTCACCAGGGTCAGCGCCAGCACCAGGGCCAGCAGCATGGGCAGATAGTTGGTCAGTTCATTCATGGGTCGTTTCCTCCTTTTTGCCGGATCTATCCGGCCAGTTGTTATGTTTGCTCAGGTTCTCCACCAGGGATTTGATGGCGTAAGCCAGGATCACGGCAATGATCTCAGTGACAGCTTTCCCGGATAGCTGTTCTGCGATTTGCTCACGGCCCAGATAGGCCAGCAGATAGGAGCACCACACCCAGGCGCAGCCATTGCACAGGCACAGCCAGACGGCGGCTTTCATTGTCTCCATGATCCCCCTTCTGGACCGGTGGGTGGACAGCCACCACAGCCCCAGACAGAACACGCACCCCAGTGCGAAGGCCGCCGCCGCGGCCAGGATCACAGTGCTGCTCATGCATCCACCTGCCCCGTAATGGGCAAATGATTCACCTCAGCCATAACGGTCTCCAGGTGCCCGTTCCCGCCCAGGTCCTTGTATGCCCGGTACATGTCTTGCAGGTTCTCCTTATCCTCCAGGGTGATTTTCCCGTCCGCAATGTAGCATTTTCCCAGATAGCGCACTCTGTCCACCGTCAGCACCTTCAGGCCAGCCACCACCGCGTCACGCTTGTCCGCCTTGGACCATCTCCGCTGGAGCAGTGCCAGGATGATGGCCGTGAGCCCAGAAGAGCCGACACAGGCCAACAGCGTCTGTATTATCGCATCCATTTAGGCAACGCCTCCTTTCGACAAACTTTGCTTTTCTTGATGGATTTTTATCTTATGTCATCAAGGGATCTCCTCCTCTCGATCTCCCGGGGAACTTGTCTACCAAATGTCTACCATCAAAGGCGGCAGAAAATGCTGAATCCCATCGACTCGCCCCCAATGTAGCAGCAGAACGGTCTACCAGCGTCTACCACTCACGGCCCGGAGTCCTTGACGGCTCCGGGTTTTTGTTACGTGCAAGGGCCTGTAAACACCCCTGACGAGGCGTTCCTGGCGCTGTACGGGATGGCGGGGTCCATCGTGGAGATGCCGCCGGCGGTGAAGCCGGAGGACCGGAGGGACGGGACATACTACCTGGACCGGAAGGTCAGCTATAACAGGGGGGTGTAGGTGTGGCTTTGAGTGCTCCCACTTTTAATAATTTTCCTGCAAAGTGGCCTGCCGTTACCGGCTCCGGAATCTATCTGCGCTGGAAGTCGGTGTCCGGGGCCGCGAAATATCAAGTTCAGCGAAAGCGACCGGATGGAACATGGGTGGCGTGTCAGGGCTCGGGTGAATATTACGAAACGACAAGTACTGCTGCGTGGTGCTATGCAAGGGAAGAAAATATTGACGAAGGTTCAGTCACCTTCCGGCTACGTGCGGTAAACAGCGCAGGAGATCCTGGCCCCTGGACAGAGAAGACGGCCTCCCCATTTTATACGCCGCTGTCTCCGCCGACCAATGTGACCGCTCCCAGTTCTGTAAGGGCAGACGTTCCGTTCACGCTGACGTGGACCATCAACGGAGGCGACCCCGACAATATTTTTAACAAGTACACGATATACAAAGACAACCGGAGCAGTGTACTCGTCCTCCAGAATATATACGACCGTTCTTCCAATCAGGCAGAAATTATGGTCCTAAGTTCCTGGGACGGTGACACGGCCCGGTTTGCGGTGGGGCAGACCGACATATACGGGTATGAAGTGCGCGGCCAGAAGCAGTACAGCAACGAGACGGTTGTGATTTATGCGCCACCAGCCCCTGCTTTGACTACCCCCTCTCTGGCCATGGAGGGGCAGACCGTCCCCGTGAGCTGGACGGCCAGCATCAATGCCACCGGCTACATCCTCCAGCGCAAGGCCGACACGGACGAGGACTGGACCCAGGTGTACTCCGGGCAGGCCCTGAGCTCCAGCGAGACCGCCGGGGCCTGGAGCTGGGTGCAGTACCGGGTCAAGGCCACGGGGGAGAAGGCGGATTCCGCCTGGGCGACTTCTGGGGAGATTCCGGTGGTGTCGGCCTCGGCCCTGGTGATCTCCGGCCAGGACGGGGACCTGGGGACGCTGGTCAACGACGTGCCCTACTCCGTGAGCTCGGACACGGGGAACCAGATCTCCCTGGAGCTGCGGGTCAACGGGGCCCTGTGGACCGCCCTGGAGGTGTCCAGCGGCTACGCCCAGAGCATCCCGGTCATCGACCTGCCCACCGGCGCGGGGACCATTGACATCCTGGCCACGGTGCAGGCCTCCACGGGGGCTGTCAGCGCCGCCCGGGCCCAAGACACCGGTCACCACCTCCGCGGGCCCCTGCGACGTGGTGGAGTGGCAGGACGCCACCGGCGCGGTCAAGTTCCCCGTCACCCTGGCGGAGGCGGTGCGCATCCCGGGAGGGATGACGCTGGATCAGGTGATCCAGTTCCCCGCCCAGATCTGCACCGGCAGCTATGTGGGGACGGGGACTTATGGGGTGGATGACCCCACAATAATTGATGCCCCGTTCATTCCAAGGCTGGTCATAATCCTTTACGAGTCCGAAGTTAACTCATGTAGAATCATGTGGATAGGGCAAAATCCAACTGACAACAAAGTACATTGTGCTTTGAATGGGACTACATTTAGCGTCTATGCCGAAAGCGCGGGTTTGCAAGCCAACGCGACTGGAATCACATATCATTATGTAGTTATCGGAGATATAAAGGAGGAGACAGAATGAAGTTTGTAAAAGCAGCCCCCAACTCCAGCGGGGCCTACCAAGGTCCCCGGTCCGTCCCCTTCCCCGGCTGTCTGCCGCTGACCGACGGCCAGGCGGAGACGCTGGTGGCCTACAACGGCTTTGTCACCATCACCCGGGAGCCCGACCCGGAGATCGAGGGCTCCAGCGTGACGGTGACCCCGGACCTGGAGGCGTGGGAGGCCTGGACGGCCGCCCAGCCCCCGGAGCCCGAGCCGGAGCCCACCCTGGACGAGCGGGTGGCCGGGATCGAGGCCGCCGTCCAGGAGGGATTACGTCTGTATGAGGGGGATCTGAGCAATGGATGATCGATATTACAGGGCACTGGCCTCCGCTATCTACTGCGGAGCCATGAGTGCCAACGGCCGGACCATCACCACCGACGACCAGCGCCTGCGGGCCTCTGGGCTCTACCAGGAGTGGACGGAGATGGCCTATGGGGTGGGGGACATCCGCAACGCCAACGGCCAGACCTGGGAGTGTTTCCAGGCCCACGACCCTGAGATCACCCCAGGCATCGTGCCCGGTGATCCGGCGTGGTTCACGTTCTGGAGGCCCCTCCACGGCAAGTCCCCAGAGACTGCACGGCCCTTCGTGCCGGTGATGGGCGCCCACGATATGTACCGGGCCGGAGAGTACATGATCTACACGGACGGCCAGACATACCGCTGTAAAAGCGATACCAACTACTCCCCGGAGGAGTATGCACAGGCGTGGGAGGTGGTCTGACTACTCCACCACCTCAAAATACTGCCCCACCAGCTCGTGTGGGAGGTATTGCAGGACGACTTTGCCGCCCTCCTCCTCCCCGGTGCGCCGGCAGAGATAGATCTGGCTGTCCTCCGGGTCCAGATAGTACAGGCCGTACTGGTACTCCATCCCACGTGCGGCAGGGATGGGGTCCTCCGGGGTGCCCGCCTGGCTGCCCTGGATGGCCGCCCACAAGGCCGCGGTGGTCTCCGGCTCCCATCCTGCCTGGGCGGTGTGCGGTTCCCGACAGCGGTACAGATAGCCGTTGGGCCGCCGCACGATCACGGCCTCCCCCTTGCCGCCGTATGACGTGCCCGCCGCCCACAGCGGATAGAGGGAGGGCACCTGGAGGGCCTGGGCGTCCGGCAGGGCCTGGGCGGTCATGCGTGCCAGGGAAATCACCTCCGCCATGGCCGGCTCCGGCTCGGGCTCCGGGGGCTGGGCGGCCGTCCAGGCCTCCCACGCCTCCAGGTCCGGGGCCACCGTCACGCTGGAGCCCTCGATCTCCGGGTCGGGCTCCCGGGTGATGGTGACAAAGCCGTTGTAGGCCACCAGCGTCTCCGCCTGGCCGTCGGTCAGCGGCAGGCAGCCGGGGAAGGGGGCTTTATGAGGGCCCGGATATGCTCCGGATGGATTTGGTGTCACATTTATAAACTTCATGTCGTTGACCTCCTTGACATATTTGTAATAAACGGTTGCCCCAGAAACTCTTGCTTGTCCAGCGTTGTTGGAGTTCTTGATCTAGTTAATGCAGGACAACTTATACCTCCACTAAGTAAAGTGCGGTGTACTGATATTCATAGCCTTCTACATTAAGCTGTTTTGAAGCATTGGTGGAATACCAACTTAACACATTTTCTGGGCAATGGGTTTCTACCCCGTAAACAGCGGGGTTTGCTGGATTTAGCCCAACCATTCTCGATAGGTATCCATTCTCCTCGGATGCCCCCTCTGGACCATTTATGAGAATTAGCCTATTTTGGTTTGAGTTTCCTCCAATGAAAACGACCAGAGGGCGCGTGGGAAAAGCCAGCGTATTGGGATTACTCGCCCCATAAGTCCCCGTCCCCACATAGCTGCCGGTGCAGATCTGGGCCGGGAACTGGGTCACCTGATCCAGTGTCATCCCTCCCGGGATGCGCACCGCCTCCGCCAGGGTGACGGGAAACTTGACCGCGCCGGTGGCGTCCTGCCACTCCACCACGTCGCAGGGGCCCGCGGAGGTGGTGACCGG